ACAGTACCCCCTTCATCCCTGCGAGTAGAGTGCAGTTCTGTGTGGATCCGCCCGTTGTGTTCATGCTTCAAGATGCTGTCGATGAATGTACTGTCTGCCTTGTCGAACTCACGAAGCTTAACCAATGACTGGCAAGCCTCATGTGGATGAGAGTTTAGATAAGATTTAGTGAACGACGGGGCTCCAGCCTCGGTCCTTGGATATTCCAACCCAAGCTTATCAAACATCTTGGCTACTGATGCGCCGGCCCATATGTCTACGTCTACGCCTGCACTCTTCTTAATATCCTGACGCAACTCCTTGGAACGTTTCTGAATCAGCTTCTTGTTACGGTCAGCCTTGTCCAAGTCCACACGAACACCGTTGGTTCTCATGTCCAACAGGCAAGGTATCAAACCAGTCTCGAGTTTCCAAATAGACCAGAGGTCCTGCTTCTCTAACTGGATCTTCAGAGCCTGCCATAACTTCAACGTGGCTACAGCATCCTGTTCTGCATAGGCGCCGACATACTTGGGCGGCAACTGCCACATCTCTGCCTTGGGATCGATGCCCCACTCTTGAGCCGCGGCCTTCAGAAGCTTCTCATCCTTGCGTATACCAACGTAGTCCCTTGCCATAGCATCGAGGCCAAAGGACCAACGGTTCTCGTTTACCAAGGCGCCAGTAATCATGGTGTCAACAATACGGCCCTGCACTTCAACGCCTTCGGCTCTCATCCAGCCAGCATCATAGGTTGCGTTGTGCATAATCTTATCAACATTAGGCGTAGCCATCTGTGCCTTGAGCCAACGCATTGTCATAGTGGGGTCTAGGTTGTGTCCGTTCGCATGACGCAAGGGGAAGTACCCTTTGAAGTCGCCGGCTGCTACCGCAATACCAATGATATGGCCGTCCTTTCTAGCCCATCCTGGTCCTTGTGTCTTTATGTTAGGGTCCTTTGTTTCAAGGTCTACAGCTATCTGATCATACCCCGTCAAGTCAGGAAACTCAGTAGGTATATTCCAATCAGTGTCAATCAACTCCATCTCCGAACGGATCTGATAGTCTTTGTCTTGGTTGCCAAGATTAAACAGCTTGCCTTGAGTCATTATTTTTTCGCCATCTCTGTTAGTTCTTCTATCGATCTGGTCTCTTCGGAGAACTCTCCACCCAAGCTTGAATACCCTGCCTTGTCCGTCCACGAATCATCATGGTCTATGGTCTCAAGAAGACGAGCCGTCTTCACCCAATCCATCATTAAGACAACGTGTTGCTCTGTCAGGTAGCCATGGCTTATCAGAGCCCCGTTCATTATGACGTTCCATCCATTGGCTATGCGGCTGTGGTTCTCGAACGCATCTCCATAATCCTTGGATCTCTGTCCGTTGACTAAGTCTTTTGCCTTGTCCAAAATTTCATTGCGTTTCAATGTTTCACCTCATTACTATAACCAACAAAAACCATTTCTTTTAATTCAGAATCATACTCGAATTGAGCGGCAGGTAGGTCCTCATCTTTTACGGTGGGGTCGTCCCACATTTTTTTTGCTCGAACTTCATTAAGATCGGTAACACCCATCTCTTTGTATTCCTTGCGCGTAGCTTCTTCCTGCGCGTTCCATTCATCCAACGTTATTTTCTTCATCTTTTTTCCTTCTGGTTAGGCCGTATCTTTGGTCGTAAGCTAATTTGTACGGTCTCTGGTTTCTTATACGAATAGAAAACATGTTGATCTATGCGAACTATTCTGTACAATTTCCGCCGCCATATAGGTCGAACGTTTACAGTGTGGTAGTGATCAGCATCGCTGTAAGGTAGGATGCTAGGGTACTTTAGTATCTCCTCCGCTAAGTTCTTAGATTTGTCCCACGCCTCTTGATCCTTGGTCGGAGGTACGTTGCCCTTCTTAACAAAAGAAAACTGTCGGTCCTCCATGACTACATCACAGAGTGTCGAGGGCCATCGTTTTGATTCTACCCTGTTCACTATAACTTTAGCCACCATAAGTTGAGCTTGAAGAGATTCCCCCCGTGCCTCATGATACAAAGCCAATGCCAGACAAACACTTGCTATCATAATTCATACCTATACTTCTTGTCTGTGTCCAAAATATGCAGTTCTTTTTGCGCGCGTGTGACCCCTACATAGAATGCTCGATGCTCATCATCCGGATACCTTGACTCCATGCATGCCTTGGTTGAAGCTAAGAACACCAAGCACTTATCATCTTCGCCACCCTTCATTGCATGAAAGGTTGATACTTTAATTCTAGGCGGCTCAGTAATTGACTCGCCCCTACGTTCGATAGCTTGTGCATACATCTTGTCATCGCTGCCCAGACGCACAACATCCATGGCATCGCGTGTTCTTTCACACTCTAGCCCGTAATGTTTGTACAGATCATCCATGTTTAGATCGCCTGTTGGGTCCGCTGCATCTAACAGATTGCCGGCTCCACGCTTAACAACCTTGTAGTCCCCCTGCTTTGGCACAACCTCATACATCTTCTTAATTCGATCGACAGAAACCATGTCCCCTGTTTGCAGTTCTCTCCAGGTTTGAATGGCCCTACCTACTTCTGTCTTGATAGAAGGGGTGCCTTTCATAGAGTACAAGTATCCTGACTCTCTCAAGATCTCAGCAAACTCCCTGACAAAACTGTTGGTCCGGCACATGATTGTCCAAGAGCCTTCGTGTATCGGTACACTGTCCATGGTCTGATGGTACTGAACAACACCCTCTTCGGCGGTTGGATAGAACTCTTTCTCAAACCGTGTGTGTATACGCTTTACAATCTGCTGAGACAGATCAAAGACTAGCTTGGGTAGGCGGTAAGATTGTGACAAGATATCTACGTTGTCTGTAACTTGCATGAACCTCTCGACAACCACACCGGTCCACCGGTGGATAGCCTGATCGTCGTCTCCCGAATAGACAACCCTCTCTGCATTCGTTCTCCAATGCAGTACCATTTCCCATTGAAGGGGTGTGAGATCTTGGGCCTCGTCTATCAAGAGCAGTTGCAAACGTGGGGGCTCTATATCTAAAGCCAACTCGATCATGTCAGCAAAGTCTACCTTCTGGTTGTCAGACTTGTAGCTGGTTACCGTTTCGTGAATCTGTTTCATCTTACTGAAGTGCAGGTTGTAATCTTCTGCATCGTTAAACTCTTGCTCTAATGTACACTGACGATACCGTGAACGGTCTATCATCTGAAGATACTTGCTACCGTCACCACCAACCGCGGCAATCAAGATGCCATCGTCCGGAGATGCAGCGTCCGCTCCCTTAAACGACAGACCCAGAGTTTGCCCCAAGGTTCTCCAGTCTTCCATGGACAACAGGTCGTTGCGTGACAAGCCAAGCGATCTCCACGCCGCTGAGTGCAGGGTTCTAAACCAAGGCAGTTGTTTATGCTCTAGGTTAAACCTCGCACACGCACGGCCCCGTGCTTCCTCTACGGCCTTCTTGGTAAAGGACATGAACCCTATCTCTTCGGGCCTCGTACCTTGAGCCAGTGCATCTTCGACCATCTGCATAAGTGTGTGGGTTTTGCCGCAACCTGGGGGACCCAACAGTAACTGATCAGTCTTCAAAGTGCTTGCCTCTTGGACGTTCCTTCAACCATTCGCGTACCTCTTGCTCAACCCACCGGCTGGCAGAGTTCTTGGCGCCATCATTCTCACCCAAGATAATAGGTTTAGGAAAGTCCCGTTGCTCAACCCACTTGTATATGGTTGACTTATGTACACTAAGCCATTCGCTAAGTTCCGCGATACGCATTAGTTTTTCATCAGAAGGGAATGTCATTATCAATCTCCACTTTTTGTAGTGCTGTTTCATTTTCAAAGGCCGGCACCCACCAGACCCGTATTGATGTACGACTACCATCAGGCTTCCTAATATTTAGATGCCCATGATAATCGAGGCCGTCGTTCATATTTTTTATTTGCTCTTGAACCTCTGCCCTGTTGTAGTCGTTGAAGCTTCTGTTCTTTAGAAACTGCATCAAGCCACTCATTGTAAACTTAGTAAGGTTGTCCTCGGTCCAAGGTTTACCCATAGACACTTCTTCTGGTGCTATCGCCCTGATCCGACTGGTGCAGTAAGTGGTTAGGAGTTCCTTGAACTGACCACTGATCGTAAGTTCTTCGGGGACCTCCATCTTCACAGACTTCTCCATCAAACTGTTGACCATCTGTTGCCAGTCATTGGCCTTCATGTTTGGTGGCATCATGCTTAGTTGTTCCATGCATGACCGCTGCCACAACGTTTGGTTCTGTAGTTGTTCGACGGTAAGCTGTAGCCTTTGTCCGTTAACGTCCATGAAATACATGCGAGGTTCCGACAACATGATTGTCAGGCCACCAACTTCCGGTGCATCAGGCGCGCTACTGCCTATACCAAACGGTCTGGACTTGCAGATAGTCTTGTCACAGTGATCCTTGAGAGGGCAGACTTCGCATTGTAAGAAGTAGTCTTTCTTCATCAAAGACTTTTGCAGATCTACAATCTCTCCCGCCTCTAACGATGGACTGCATAGCATTCGATTGTAATCTTCGTGATGCTTCTTCCAATCATCCGGCCACTTCAACCGGCAATATACACCGACGTTAAACATAAAGATGTTACGGTATTCTGTGACCGCACCTTGGCTTGAGATAACTTCCAAGCAGTAAGGACCATCAGTAAAGTGTGATCGTTCACCACCAAAGGTTAAAGAATCTAGGTCCGAAGCGGACACTTTTGCTTTTGATACAGCCTTATGGAACTGAGCCAAGGTCATCGACTCACCCTTGGTGTCCAATGCGTAGCGTGTTGTGATGTCTCCCCCGAAGTAAGGCATGTTAATAAAGTTGCCAACATCTCCTCGATCGGCAAGGATCTTGTCTTGCTTTGGAAATATCTCGCACCCACTGTAGCCCAGCGCAACTGACATCTCGGTTAGGTATTCTCGGATCAGGGACGCAGGCTCCCAATCCTTTGTAAACAAATACAGATGGGCGCCACCGGACTTGGATCTGCACATGATTAACGGCAGCTTCAACTGATGTACCTTGCTGTTCAAGGCTTTTAAATCCAAGTCGTA